CCATTAGCAGGTGGTGGAACAGCTAGAAATAGAGCTACAACAATGGCTGACCTAAATGAAACTTCATTAGAAGACAACATTATTGATATATCAACATTTGTTGACGACAGAAACCTAACTATTGCAGTTAGACCTGACAAATTAATAATTCCACCACAATTATCATTTATTGCGGATAGATTATTAAATACACCGGGTAGAGTTGGAACAGCAGACAATGATATCAACTCAATAAGAAATCAGTCTTCTATACCAAATGGTTATAGTGTTAACCACTATCTAAATGACCCTGATGCTTATTTCATTATGACATCAGTTAATGCAGATGGAGAAGGTCTAAAAATGTTCAACAGAACAGGAATGGAAACTTCTATGGAACCTGAATTTTCAACAGGTAACATTAGGTATAGAGCTAGAGAAAGATACTCATTTGGTGTCTCTAACTGGCGTGGAGTTTTTGGCTCACAAGGAGCTTAAGGTTCTTCAAACCAATAAAGGGAGCATTAGCTCCCTTTTTTTATTAGATAAACTGATATACAATCAAAAGACTAGGATTTATTAACTTGTTTTACCAACTGACCTAGCAGACAAGCCAAGATGGTAAGACTTATTTCCTTAGGAGGAAATTATGGCAAAATCGACATTCTCAGGTCCAGTCAAGTCATTGGCAGGATTTATTACAGCAGGTGTCAATAGTAGTGTTAGCTTAACAGCAGATACAACATTAACTGTTGATGCTCATGCAGGAAAAATTTTATTATGTAACGATGCAGATGGTAAATTTACTTTACCTTCAATTGTTACAACAACACCAAGCGACCCAACAGACCCTAATCAGGCTAATAATATTGGTGCTTCTTTCTATTTCTATATAGAAACAGCAGCAACTGATTTAGATATTAAAACTGATGGTACTGATAAGTTTAAAGGTGCTGTAATTGTCGCTGTAAACGATGGTACGAAGAAAGCTTTTGTACCGGGTGCTACTAATGATGTTATGACACTTAATGGTACTACAAAAGGTGGAGTAGTCGGTAGTGTTGTTCAAGTAACAGCTATTGATGCAGCTACTTATCTTGTTCACGATTCATTATTAATTGGTTCAGGAACAATAGTAACACCATTTGCTGACGCATAAGGAGTAAATCATGGCAGACGCAGTAACCTCACAAACAATTCAGGATGGCAATAACATAGCTATCCTGAAGTTTACAAACGTATCAGATGGCACAGGCGAAAGTGCTGTTAAAAAGGTTGATGTATCGGCTTTGGAACCAAATAGTAACGGTGACGTATGCACCTCTGTCTCAGTAGCTCGTATTTATTGGGCTACTAGAGGCATGGGTGTAAATATAGAATTTGATGCGACATCGAATGTTTTATTAACTGGTTTACCTGCAGATAGTACAGGTGATGAATATTATGATTTGTTCACAGGCATACCGAATAACGCAGGTAGTGGTGTGACAGGTGATATTGATTTCACAACTGTAGGACACACAAGCGGTGATACTTATTCAATCATTTTGGTTTTGAATAAGAATTATTAGTAGGCATTTGTAAATATGGCTCGTGAAGTTTCATCAATATCAAGAGTAGGAACAAGCGAGCCTTTTGAACTACAAGTAGCAAGAGGACAAATTGGTTTTCACGAAAGCATACACAAGTTTGGCTTTAATTCTGCTGTAGGTACCAATTTAGCAACCGTATGGGCCCAAGGTGGTTTATATTCATATTTAAGTTCAGCTTCAGTTCTTTATATATCTAGCTCTTCTACTGATGATACAGTAGCAGGTACTGGTGCAAGAACTGTAACCGTTAGTGGGCTAGACAATAATTTTGATGAAAAAGTAGAAACCGTAAGTTTAAATGGTCAAACAGGTGTTGAATTAAATGGCAGCACTTGGTTTAGAGTTAATAGAATTGTAGTAAATACTGCTGGTAGTGGCGGTGCTAACGCTGGTGTTTTATATGTAGGAACAGAAGCAACACCTTCAGGTGGAGTGCCTACCAACAAATACGCTACAGTAGGTATAGGCGATAATCAAACCTTAATGATGACCTATACTATACCTAGAGGATATACTGGCTATGTTACTCAAAAAGATGTATCAGCATCTTCTTCAGCAGGCAAGTTTGCAATTTTAAGTTTAGTAGCTAGACCCTATGGCGGTGTTTTTAATGTAAAAGACAGAGTCTTATCAAGTGAGGGGTATAGTACTATTATGTATCCTTATCCTTTAAAATTTACTGAAAAAACAGATTTAGAAATTAGAGCTCAAGCAGACTCGGCAGGAGGAACAGTTACCGTTTCTGCTGCTTTGGATTTATTATTAATACAAAATAGACCTTATCCTGAGTAATTATGGCAACAAGAAGAAATGTAGGCAGACCAGTAAAACCTAGAAAAGGTAAAGCAAAAGTTAAAGTAACCGCTTCTGGTAAAAAAGTTAGTTACGGTCAAGCAGGGAAAGCCAAGGGTGGCGGTCCAAGAGTAAAACCAGGAACATCTAAAGGTGATTCATATTGCGCAAGAAGTCTTGGTATAAAGAAAAGGTTGCCTAAGAAAAAACAAAACGATCCTAATACTCCAAACAATTTATCAAGAAAAAGATGGAAATGCGTTGGAGCTAAATCAAAAAGAAAGTAATGGCTGAAAACAAAACAAAAAAAGACGCTTGTTATAAAAAAGTAAAAGCTAGATATAAAGTTTGGCCATCTGCATATGCAAGTGGCGCTTTAGTTAAATGCAGAAAAGTTGGCGCCGCTAACTGGGGCAATAAATCAAGGCAAAAAAAATCAACTGGAGGCGAGATAACTTTTGTAACTCCTAGAGGCTTTAGTAACTTGCTTAAAGGTAAAAGAAAAAAGACGAAACTAGGATAATGGCAGAAGAAGGATTAAAAAAATGGTTTTCTCGCAACAAAGGCAAAGGCTGGGTTGATTGTAAAACCGGAAAACCTTGTGGTCGTCAAAAAGGCGAAAAGCGTAAAGGATATCCAGCTTGTAGGCCAACGATGGCTCAATGTACAGATGCCGCAAAAAAGAAAACAGGGCCTAAACGTATTAGTTGGAAAAATGATAGAATAAAAAAAGCATCCGGAGGACTTATTTGTTCAAGAACGGCTAAAGGGTGTGGTAAAGTAATGAATAACAGAAAAAAATTAACCAAATTTTATTAGGAGAAAAAAATGCCAAAAGGAAAATATGGAGAATATTCTCCAAAACAGAAAAAAATAGCAGCTATAGCTGGAGACCCAAAAGTTTTAGAGGGTGAAGATTTTAAAGCTTTAGGAAAGAAAAATAAAAAAGCTTATGGTGGACCTGTTAAAAAAATGAGAAAAGGTGGATGTGCTAAAAAAGGTTATGCTATGGGAGGACCTGTAGCTGGCAACTGCAATAGAAGAAGAGGTCAATACAGTTAAAAATGACAACATCCAGTAGTACAGATTTTGAACCAAACGTAGCTGAGTTTGTAGAAGAAGCATTTGAAAGATGCGGGCTTGAACTTAGGACTGGTTACGATTTAAAAACAGCTCGTAGATCTATCAATCTAATGTTGGCTGAATGGGCTAACCGTGGTTTAAATCAATGGACTATAGAACAAGCAACCGAAACTGTAACGCAAGGAACTGCAAGTTATTCTTTAAATACAAATGTTATTGATGTATTAGATGTTGTTTGCAGAAGAACCGTAAACGGAACTCAAACAGATATATCAATGGATAGATTAAGTAGAAGCGAATACTTAAATATACCAAACAAAACAACTCAAGCTAGACCTTCTCAATTTTTTATTGATAAGAGTATTACACCTGCTATCAAAGTTTGGCCTGTTCCGGAAAATAGTACAGATGTGTTGGTGTTTAATAAATTGGTAAGAATGGATGATGCAGATGCTGGTACCAATACAATGGATATGCCGTTTAGGTTTTACCCTTGTTTTGCAGCAGGTCTAGCTTATTATATTGCTATGAAAAAAGCTCCAGATAGAGTTGGTTTATTAAAACAGGCTTATGAAGAAGAGTTTGATAGAGCTATGTCGACAGATGAAGACAGAGCATCCTTTAGAATAAGACCTTTTAACAGCGTAGGTTAATATGGCATATGCAAGTGGTAAGTTTGCAAGAGCCTTATGCGATAGATGCGCATTTGAATATCCTTTACATTCTTTAAAAGAAGAATGGAACGGTTTAAAAACTTGTCCAGAATGTTTTGAAACAAAACATCCTCAACTAGAACCGCATACAGCTCCAGCTGATCCGCAGGCTTTATATAAACCAAGACCAAATACCGATAAAGAAGTTGGAGAGGGTTTTGTTGTTGTTACTGTATCAAATATATTTTTACCATCGTTTATGAACGATTCTATTATTGGTTCTAATTTTGTAGTTCCTGAAATGACAGGAGCTGTTGGGGAGGTTACAATTACTACAACATGACTTTAGCAGAATTAAAAACACTTATTCAAAACTTTACTGAAAACGAAGAAACTACGTTTGTTAATACGTTAGATGATTTTATTGTAAATGCTGAAGAAAGATTGTTTCACCTAATACAATTAGATTTTTTTAGAAAAAACGTTACTGGTAACTTAACTACTGGTAATACGTATTTAACAGCCCCAAGCGATTTTCAAATGTCATTTTCTTTGGCTGTTATTGATGGTAATGGCGATTACAATTATTTAGAGAAAAAACATACCACTTTTATGCGTGAATATGCTCCAGATCCTACAGATACAAATTCTAGAGGACTTCCGCAATACTACGCAGACTTTGATAAAGAATTGTCAACAGGATCAGATA